GCCATATCTTGTTCAATCTGATTTTTTTGCTCTTCATAAATTCTTTTACGAACATCATTATCCGTCATCTCTTTAAAATATGGTTGTGCAACTAACCAAGAAAAAATAACAAGACACATTGCCAAATCATCATTGCATCCTTCTTCTGCTTCAAATGAATTATGTCTTTGGGAAAATGTTGTTAGTTCTGAAATGATATCATAATCAACTGTGAGTAACTTATCATCTTCAAGAAGTGTTTTTAAATTAGAACAACCTAATTTTTTAACAGCAGATGTCATTCTGACACCAAGTTGAGATTTTTTACCACTAAATCCAGATCCAACAATCTGACCTGCACGACCTTTCATTGCACACATCAGGACATTATCATATTCCAAATCAAAATGAAGAATATTAGATACTTGATCTCCAATATCATTAACTTCAATCAATAACCAAGCATTATTATATCCTTTTGCAACTTCATTAATAATGCTTGGGAAAAGCATTGGTTTAATTTCATTATTCCTGTATTTGGCAACAACTTTATATGGGAAGTTTGTAATATCAAACACAATAAATGCTGAATAGTCATTTCCAAGACCACGAGCAACGTCAACAGTCATAAGATAGTTATGTTCTTCTTTTGGATGTTCGTAAATATCCAATCCAGCATTTCTTTTAATTGGATCTTCATATACAAGATTTCTAAGTTTTGCTGGATTAATCAGAGTATTAATTGATCCTAAGAACTCACATTCAAACTCAACTTTGAATTGTTGCTCAGAAGTATTTGCAATTGTCTGCTCTTTCCATTTGGCATCTCTTCCAGGAACTTCGGACCAATGAACGTCTGTAGGTACATATTCATTTTTACCCCGCTCTGCATCATGCCACATACGGTAGAAATGATTCATACCACGTGGTGTTGAAACTATGATGACTTTTGTGCTTTTTCCAGAAGAAATAGTAGGATAAACAGAGGCAAAGAAGTCATCAGCAATGTGATTCGGGATGAAAGCGAACTCGTCAAGAAAGATGACATTATAGGATCCGCCTCGGACAGCAGATGATGAAGTAGAGTTAGATGAAATCTTGGAGCCATTTTCCAATTCTAGTGATCCTTTGTTCCAGGATATGATACCCTGTTGCATCCACTTTGGCAGATTCTCATAAGCAAGTTGCAATCTTTGTAGAAGATCACGTGCGGTAGATGCCTTGTTTGCTAAGATAGCTATATTAACATTATCGTTGAATACCGCATAATGTAACAAATATGAAACACACGTTGTTGATTTACCCGTCTGGCGGGGCATTTTACAAATATTGAAACGATTTCCATGAAAGTTTTGAATCAACTTCTCTTGGAATGGATACATTTCAAAAGGAACTAGACCATGATCCAGAGACACAATCTTTACATAATTTCTAGCAAAATAAACAGGATCTTCTTTACACTTTAAAAACTCAATAATTTGTTCTTCTGTAAATTCAATTGATGTATTTGCTTTTTTTAGGTTGGGATTGCCAAGATAGACGTTATCACTCATAAAAAATTACCTCTGTTCAATCCAGTTTAATACCGCAAGTGCTGATTTGTTTGCGTTCGGAGATGCACACGCTAATGTGTAAATATCACTTATAGTTCCAATACCACTTCTACCAATCTGGAGATCTGCTTTATCATCAATAATGGTTAAACTTGAAGAACCACCAATCGTAAAACCTTCTAATAAATCAAGACCACCAGTATAAGAAGATGCAGTAATATCATATTCGCAGAATGAATAAGAATTTACTGATGTAAATGCAGCACCAACTAGAGTTGGATTCGCCACTAATTTCCAGAAAATATTTGTATTATCATTGGTTGCTGCTTGTAATGAACGAAGTACAGCAACACCAGTTAATTGAGTTGATTTAAGACGAAGACTTATAATTGGATAATAAGTATTCGCAAGGGTCATTGTCCTTCCAGATGCACCAGTAGATTTACTTGTAAGAGTTCCAAGTTTTTCTGGTTCACCTTCTTGTGTTAAAGAGTTAGACCCCTGATAAAGATAATGAGTTCCTGCAACACCAGTTACATTTTCTATCTCAAGACGAATTGGTAGGAATGGAGTAGAAGACCAAACTGCAGGTAAAATGTTTGCAGTATTAAATTTATGGATAGTATGAGTTTCTCCGTCAATCGTATAACTGAATATGACTTGACCCGCACCATACCACTCATACTCAATGTTAATCATCTGTTGTTTGGTTGGATCCGCAGTGATTTGGGATGGCCCATTTCCATCTAACTTATCACCATTCCAGTTAGTTCTGGATACTTTAGTGTCTGTTGTAATTCCAGAAGTGCTACTGCGAATTACGCAACTATAAGTTCCACCATCATCCTCAAAAAATGCACCATTGTTCTCATCAAAAACACCAAATCTTCTGCGAATACCGACTACTGGTGTTTCTAAACGAATAGCAAAAGATACCTTAGAAGTTCTTCCAGGAATGTATCTCATTACATTCTTGGTTTGTCTTATAACCTTATTTCCTGCAGTTCCATCAACCTGCATTATAACATTACTCAAAGCAGCACTATGAGTTGCAGTTCCTATTCCAACAACTCTTTCATCCCAAACATCTGCTTCTTTACTATACTGGAAAGTATTGAAGAATGCAGTTTGATATACTGAGGTTTTTAATCTGTTCTTTGAAGTAAATTGAGGTCTCCAGTCAGTCTGTTCCCCCCAATGGTCTGCAATCTGAAAAACCTCAAAAAGAGATCTTTCTTGATTTAGAAAATCCTGTGTGTTCTTATTCCACTGAGCCATTACTCACCCCAAGTCAATCTTTCTGGTTGATATCTCTGTGCGTTTTTAACTTTTACTGAACTGGTTAAGTTTGGATAAATGTTATGAACAATCGCACCTGGATACTCATCTTGAAGTTGTTCAGCAAGTTTATTCTTATCCATCATCTTACCTTCAACTTCCATACGATAAATCTTACCCTGCCAAACTACATCAGCAAGAAAAGATTCTTGTGTTTGCTGTGGTTGTGGTTCAGATCCATTGATGTAGAGATTTCCATTGAAATCTCCAGCAATATTTACACTTTCGGAAATAAACTGTTGAAAACTTTTCATTAGTTGCACCTCCAACGACGTAGTGCTTTGTTAATTCTTGAATCTGGATCTCTTGCAGTTTTTGTAGAAGTCAACTTAGATTTCATACCTTTCATACGGCGACAGAAGTTAGCACGACGTTTCGCTCTTTTTCCCTTTGGTTTCTTTTCAGTAACCGCAGTTTGAAGTTTTGAACCTGGATTCTCACGACGATAAGCATCAACTGCTTTTTGACTCAGACCATCAGTTTTATCTTTTCGATTCACTGATTGCCAATCTTCTAGAAGTTCTGCAATTCCCAACTCTTCTCTCCAATTTGAATATTCTTCCTTTTTAACACAACGATTATAAGTTTTTCCAAATAGTTCCTGTGTCCCTGTTTTTTTGTAACCAGTCCAACACTTTTTACTTGCTTCTCCAAGTAGATCACTACCAATACCTTTTGATGGTTTTAATGGTTCTGGTTTGATAATATCAATAAACTCTGCATAGTGATTTCCATCAGCATCTTCAATTGTCACATTTTCTTCTCTAAGTTTTGGTAAACTGACTGCGGCAGCTTTTTTCTTTTGTAATTCCACTGCTTTAGATCCCAATTGCTGAGCTGCATCAGGAGTCAACGCACCCGCACCACTAGATTTTTTAATTTGTGTTTTGGGATCAGATCCTTTTAAAATACCTCTAACTCTAATTACCTTATCTTCATTTACTTTACCTTGTCCACTATCAACATAGTCTGCTGCAGTATCAATATAATCTGCTGCCTTGGTAATTTTTGATTGAACCCAGGCTTCAATATTACCTTCACCCTTCATCTTTTTCTTCAATCTTTTTGCCGCTGAAATAATAGTAGAAAGTTCAGAACGAGCCATTGAATACTCATGATCATATCCTTCTGGCATATTTCCTGGATGTGGCATTGTTATGTTATAATCTTTTTTTGATTTAATTAATTCTGCAGGTAAGGAAAAAGCATCCCAATATCTAGGACCATATCTACACTCCTCTCTTTTTTCAACCTTTTCACATTTAGGACAATATCTTTGTGATTTTTCACGAATTGGAGTATTCCAATCATAATCAAGAAAATCTGTTCCTTCTGTTTTTGTTCCCCAGTTATCTGCACCAACTTTACGACACTTAACAAGTGCTCCAGATGCATAAGCACTTGGCCAAACGTCATATCTTGCTTTTACTTTATGATAACAGGCATCTTTTGTTCCACTACCTTTGCCTGGTTTATCTTTTGATGCTTCGTTGATTTCCATTGATTCTTTGATTCCTGGTTCTGCTTTAACGTAATTTTTATTTTTTCTACCTTTCGCAAAAGTAGAAACATATGTTGGTGCTGCTGCCCCAGATTTTGCTTGTTGTCCCTTATCATTTTGACGCTTACGACGAACCGCTGATCTAATCAGTGCTTCTCCTTTTTTACCTTTTCTCTTCAAAGCTTTGAGTCTTCCACTACTAAAACATTTTGGAGTTTTAGTTTCCCCTGGTTCATTGGCACAAGGAGAACCGTCTGCTTGAACCCATCCAGGTTTTCCACTCTTTGACTTTGAACCCTTAAACCAGTGATGAAGAGTTCCCTCATTCAATTTTTTAATCCATTCGTCGGGAGTTTTTTTATTTTTATCAACAAAAGCATTATGTAGTTGTTTAGCAGTCATACTATGTTTTTTCATAATACGACGCATTAATTTATCTATAGAATCATATGAAGTATCATCTAATTTTTTTAACTGATCTTCAAGTTCTTCAACAGCATCATCTTCACAACCACAGTGTTCTTTCACATCTTTAAATTTTTTATGCTCCTTCTTAGCATCTGATTCCATTTTTTTCAAACGAGTATAATAATCTGGAATTTCATCTAGATGCTGAAGAGCAATATCAGTCGCAAGATCTTTATCCTTTGTATGTTCGTGCTCGATAGGAATCCCCATCTCAAGTTGATTTTTCACAAAAGAAACTTCTAAACGATGCTTTTTTGCAATCTGTTCAACTGATTTGTGAGATTTTACTTCGTGCATTTCATTAAAAGGTGACTTAGATTTTGTTTCTCCACCTCTTGCTCTTTTTCTACGGGCATCACAATGAGCTCTTTGTGAAAACCCCTTTGGATTATCACAGTCTATTGATTTTTTATAATCTTTAGACCAATTCATTAAAATATGAGTTTACTCTTTATTATTTAGGAAACCCTGTTTGAGTAGTTTAGATAATTCTGCTGTTGAACCTACGAATAGAGCATTGTTAGTGACATTATTCGTCGTTTTAGGAGAATCCTCTTCAACATCTTTAAGTTTTTTCTGGAGATCTATCAACTTGTCTGTTGTATCTGCAACACTTTTAATCAATTGCCCAGCGACTTCATATGCCCTAGGACTTCCTCCCTCACCTGCAAGTTCCATAATTCCATTAATTGCTTCTTGACCCTTTTCAATCAAAGAATACAAATTTGCACGGGTATACTCATAATCTTTTTGTATGTCGTCCTTTTCAATTTTTGAATTTTTTGAAACAATTTCCGAACCCAGATCATCCTCAACAATAGAAGTTTCTACATTGAGAGATTTGCTAATAGAATCAAATTTATCCATAAGTAAAATTAAATATCTTTTTTCTGAGTTGGACTATAGACTTTAGAATCGTAGAATTGCTCTATAGTTTCACTAAATCCAAAATCGTCATCTGGATCTGCATCAATTGGATCTGGAACAACAGTATAACGCATCTCTCTCTTAGATACATTAATATCTGTTCCCATATGAGTATCAACTTGAACCTTCTTAATTAGACCATCAGTTGTATCCGAAACAGGTCCAAAGAGATATGTTTTTGCGGTAAAATTAAGCGTATAAATTAGTGATCTTCTAGTGGAAAAATCTCCTTCGTAATCATCTTGAAAAGAAGTGCTATTCAAAACGACAGGGACATCTCTCTTTTCTCCAATAGAATCAATAAGATCAATAGTAATATTGAAAGATGGTTGAAAATATGGTAAAATTTGCTCAACAATTTGTAAAGCATCATCATTTAGTTTTGTCATAATATTCAGTTCAAATCCAATATTATATGGAACTGGCATATAAACTTTTTTTAAATTTGTTCCATCAGATGCCTTAAAAGTTTGAGTCACTCCTGTCTTTCTACTTGAATCATATTGAATAGAGATCATTTCAAAAGACATTCTTGGCAAAGTCAATGCAACAGGTTTATTTAATTCTGCCTGCTGTTGAATCTTTGCAAGAAACTTTTGCATAGGACCATATGCCAAAGGAACTCTCATTTCAGAATATGTATCTCCACCAGCATCATCGTGTCTGATATAGATTTGATTAAACAAAGTTCCAAAACCAATAATGGTTTTTCTAATAATCTCGTGATAGTAATAAGTTCCTAGCATTAGTAATCACCAAAAGGATTTGATTCTGAAAAATCTAGTAAAAGATCAGCAGCTGCTTCTATTTCATCGTTTTCCGCATATTGATCATAAAGATCATAATCTTCAAAAGACTTAACATGATATGTAGCAGAAGAAGCAGCCCCAATGACTATTTCCCCTGGTATAAATCTACCAGTATTTATTGAAATCTTAAGAACTCTTTCTCCAGTCTTCTTAATAATTGAACTCTTAATAAATGCTCTTGTTCCAGATAAAGATCCAACAACTTCTTCATCATCAATATAAGTTCCTACACCGACGACTGGTGGAGGTGCAATCGTAATAACTGGAATAGTGGTATATCCAGATCCAGCATTAGTAATTCTAAATCCATTAACTTTACCATTTGAAATAGTTGCTATTGCAGTTGCAGTAACTCCAGATCCAACTGGACCAGCAATAGTAACAATTGGTGCTTTATAATAATTGGCACCACCATTATTGTCTAAGTTGATTGTATAGACACCACCAGTTACAATACTGCAAGTTGCCGCAGCACCAGACCCACCACCACTAGTTATAGCAATTCCAGGAGC